TTTGATTGCCTTATGCATCCAGGACAATGTAAGTCCTTTGTTCCTATCTACCAGACCAGACGTACAATAGGTAACAGAATCACGAGTCATCTTGACTCCCTTCTGTGGATTACCACCGTACCCAGTACCAGTACGAGCATCTGGAGTATAGATGAAGAACTCTTCTATCTCTGGAAAATCGTATGCAGTTTCATTGTTATTCGTAAATGCGGTTTGTGCGGTCTGAACACTATCAGGACCCTTCTTCTTCAACTTACGAACATAACGCATTTTGGCTGAGTCAATATACCTCAGCTCTTGAATACCATCTTGTGGTTTCTTTTGGTCAATGACTTTATTGTAGTAAAGTCTTCCGTCAATATACCAATTCCTAAAGATTTCGTGTGCCTTCTTATCAAAGTCAAGAAGTTCGAGAATGTATCTAAACTCTTCTCTTACCTTTTTCTTGATGTTATCACTTGCACTTAGATTAGACAGTTCGATTGATACCGGAGTATCATTTGTGTCTGAAACAATTGCTTCGTTTACAATATCTTCGATTGCACTATCACATTCTGGATAGAGTGCCATCTGACGATACCGTCTGATGAGATCGGTCTCGTTTTTATATACCCCTTCAATATCTACGTAGCTACCAAAAAAACCGCTACTAACATAGTTCTCCGATCCATCCTGATTATTGGGTGGAACCGGAGATACTACGCTAGGCGGTGTCTTTTCGCTATCTTCAATTGAGTAACCAAATAGTCTCGCCATTGCAATATATTTACTAGAAGTGTATCTCCTAGTTATTTATCATTCAATCAAAACTTCACCATTATTACTACCAGAAGACTCCAGTGAGTTGCCGATAGTATAATATTGAACATCGAATGATACCGTAAATTCTTCTAACGCATCTCCACTATCGTATGACAGTGCGATTTGACTGATATTTGTTGGGAAAATATCGAAGAACTTATACGTCCTCAGAACCGCGGACTGACCACCTTCATTGGTGGTTGCAAATCTTTCAGCACCTCTACCGAGTTGTTGAACATATGCGTCAGTCATATACGATGATGGGTTGGTAACACCAGTTGCATCATCGAGCTTACTGATAGTGTTTGCCCATCTCTCGAACGCTGTTCTAAGTTGGAAGTCCTCATCATTGATGATTGTAACTTCCCATGGATCGAACGTTCTGTCTCCAGCAACCTTCAATTGTCTACCCCTAAAAGGTACATTGAATGAAGGTGTGTTTGAAGCTGGAAGGGCTGCAGCCTTACAAAGGAACTTAAATGTTCCATTCTCAGACTGGTCTCCACTACCCCAGGCATCAGAAATTGCTGATGGGAATGATGGAATTGAAACTTCAAATAGATTGGGGCGGGCGCCACCGCCCGCTAATCTAGATTTGAATTGTGATAGTGATTTGGTCTCTGCCATTTTTTGATCCTCCTAGTAGTTATTTAATATAATCAAACAGTACCAATTACTTCTTCGAAGTCAACACCAGTTCTGGTAGCAACGAACGTCAAGGTGACGAAGTTGATAGACTTGGTTGGCTTCAGGAAGATATCAGCTCTAAATTCATTGTTGTCAATGACATTTGGAGTGTTATTGGTTTCGTCACAAATAACTCTGAAATCGTAAATACCTCTCTTAGCTTGAACATCTCTCAAGTAGGGTTCGACAATGTTAACAAAGTTTGCTCTAGTGTTAGAGTCATTGAGTTCGAACAACTGATCGTTTGCGGCTCCCTCAAGAGCTTGTTCTACAGTCAAGAACAGTCTTCTTACGTTAATTCTATCGAAGGCCGAAGAATAAGCAAGAGCAGTCTTGTCACCGTAAAGTGCAATACCAGAACCTCTTTGGTTGATGATGGAGTTAATTCTTGAACCGTAGAGTTCATCTCTCTGATTCTTGGATGGGTTGTATGCCATCTTAACTGCATTATTCAGAACACCTCTCTGGAGACCAGCAGGTGAGAACCAAGGATATGCATTAAGTGCAGTTCTTACCATCAAACCAGCAGTATCACCATTGGTTGGGATGTAACGGAATGCGTTATTGAATCTATCGTAGGTGTACTTATAACCAGTATCAAACACCGCATAAGACGATGATTGAAGAGGTGAATAGAATCCTAGGACATTCGAGGTTTGTGTTGTAGTGTTGGTTACATTTACAACGTTAGCTCTGTGTGGAGAGATGGTTGCAATACAATCCTTTCTCTGTTCGGCAATAGAGATTAGAAGATTTGCCTTTGCTTGTGATTGATTTTCTACAGCGAGTCCAGGACCCATGATTAGATAATCAACAGCAATCTCATCTCTATTTGCGAATAGATTGTAACCAGCCAAAATACCAGGAAGGTCAGCAGCCATACCCTTATTAGCACTGTAGTCAACACCACCAGTCAAAGTGTAACTTACATTTCCCAGTGAGGAGAAACTAATACCCTGTGCTTCTTGACCCCAAAGGCCTTGAGCGTTTGTGTAAGGTGTGAAGGAAGTTGAGAAACCAGATGCTGTTGGAATCGTATTCCAATAAGTATCTTCTGCATTCGATGGGTTGAAACCAGCAAAGGCAAACTTCGAGTTGTTTGCAATGAAGTCCTTATAGTAAGTCCTAGTGGGATTGTCTCCATCAGCAGTAGCATCAGAAGCCTTAGACAACGATACAAATCTCTCAACAATATTACCCTGAACTCCGGTAACATCACCCGTGTCGTCTACAACAACTACGTGAATTGCGTCGTTAGAGCCAGACCTTTCAGTTACAAATCTGTTAGCTACTGGTCTAGGAGCAATGTTTCTCCAATAAACTGTAGAGTTTGTAAGACCAAGTGTCTGTTCGTCATACCAGTCAGATACTGTAGAAGTACTAGAAGTAGTTGGTGTTCCACCAGTTCCTGGAGTGATGGTGAGTACATCACCAGCAGAGAATGAATTTGCTGGATTGTAATTCTGATAAGTAATCGGAGTTTCAGTTCCTGCAATCGATGTCAGTGTTTGATAGGTAACAGCTGTACCAACCAATGCAGATTGAGCAATACCTACAGACAATGTGACCGTAGAAGAACCAAAACTTACAACATCAATACCACCATTATTTTGTGTAACACAAATCGTTCCTGTAGTAATACCAGATGTACTATTGACAGAAAGTACTGTTGTACCTGCGGCGCCAATACTACTTATTGTAGTAAATCCAATGTTTGTAGTGGATTGTGTAGTCGGGTTAACTCTTGCAAGTACCTTAACTTCAATCGAACTATTTCCGTTTACTGCATCCGTGGTAACACCAGTGATGATACCCTTCAGGTTACCTGTGAAGGTATTAACAGAACCATTACCTGGAATAGATACTGCGTTCTTTGCAGTAGAAACACCATAACCAACTACCAGTCCGAGTGCACTAGGGTTAGTAGTAGCAATACCTACAGATTGGTCCGACTTGTTATCAATGGTGCAAACTTTCAGACTGTTCGACCATGTACCAGGGTTTCTTGCTGCCCAGTAGAAACTAGAATCCGTAGTATGATTCTGTTCGTAATCATCTAGGTTATCAATTCTAACAGCTTCTGAAGCTTGTTGAGTTCCTGCATTACCATTATTGAGGGTGTCGCCACCAACTCTAACAACTTTTAGAATACCACCGTAGGAGAGGAATGAATTTCCAGACATCCAGTACTCATACTGTCTATCAGTTCCAATTGGCTTACCAAAAGTATCAAGGAATTGTTGCTGTGTCTCAATCGTAATTGGTTCATTTACTGGTCCCAGTGAAAAGGGTCCTGCAATTGCGCCAATGTTGTCAAGAACATTCTCAGCTCTTCCAACAGTTAAGTCAACTTCCCTGACTAAAACTCCTGGAGATAGTTGAGGAGTAGCCATGTTTTCTCTCTCCTTTGTTACTCATTTAACTAAAAATATTTATGAATATCCCGGTTTTGATAGGGTAAACGTGACGAAAACTCACCAATCTGGGTATTCCCATCTAGATTTTGGACTTCTATTCTTTTTATTTTCCTTGACATACTCAATAAAACAATCTTTACAGACATATGAATATGAAGAAGGAACTGCACCTCTATCCTTTCTTGTTCTGTAAAAGTCATCTACAAGATTTTTTACTTCACCACAACTTTTACATTTTCTATCATTTAAGAGTAAATGACCTAGTTCTAGTTGTTCATCAAAGTCCATCAGTAGTTCCAGAGTTCCCAACCACCAGCGGCTGTTCCATACTCATCATACTCATTACTCTTGGTATACCATCTATCTCCTTCGCTATCTACAAAGGTTCCTTCATCTAAACCGTCATTCATAAAACCAAACGGTGCCATGTCTTGTTCAATCTGGTTTTTCTGTTCTTCATACAATCTCTTACGAACATCTTGGTCTGTCAGTTCTTTGAAGTAATCCTGTGCAACCAACCATGCATAAATGACCAGACACATTGCAAGGTCATCATTACAACCTTCTTCTGCCTCGAATGAATTACTCTTTGAAATAAAGGTTGTCAATTCTGAAATAATCTCGTAGTCATTGAAGATAAGTTTATCTTCTTCAATCATTGTCTTGAGATTGAGTGACCCAATCTTCTTGACTGTCTTGGACATCTTGACACCAAGTTGTGTTTTAGTTCCAGAGAAACCTTGACCTACAACTTGTCCTGCCCTACCCCTCATTGCACACATCAGAACATTCTGATACTCCAAATCATATTGAAGAATACTTGCAACCTGGTCTCCAATATCATTAACCTCACAAAGAACAAATGCATTATTGTATTTCTTTGCTAACTGGAAAATAATGTTAGGAAACAACATCGGTTTGATTTCATTGTTCCTATACTTTGCAACAACTCTATGTGGGAACGAAGTAATATCTGTAATAATAAATGCAGAGTAGTCATTACCTACCCCTCTAGCAACGTCAACAGTTACGATATAATCGTGGTCAGGAATTGGTGCAAAATGAACATCTAGTCCTGCACTTGTTTGAATTGGATTATCATACACCATAGTTTTGAGTTTACTTGGTGCAATCAATGTATCAACAGACCCAAGGAATTCACACTCGAACTCAATCTTGAACTGTTGTTCAGAAGTGTTCTTGATTGTCTGTTCTTTCCAGACCTCATCTCTACCAGGAACTTCTGACCAATGAACATCGGTTGGAATATATTCATTCTTTGCCTTCTCTGCATCATGCCACATTCGATAGAAGTGGTTCATGCCGTGAGGCGTAGAAACAATGATTACCTTCGTTGATTTACCAGAAGTAATCGTAGGATAAACAGATGCAAAGAATGCGTCAGCAACATGATTTGGAACGAATGCAAATTCGTCCAAGAAGAGGATGTTGAAAGACATACCTCTAACAGCTGATGCTGAAGTAGAAGCTGCAAGTATCTTACTACCGTTCTCTAACTCAATATTACCTTTGTTCCATACAAGAATACCCTGTTGCATCCACTTGGGTAAGTTCTCATATGCAGTAGCCAGTCTTGCAAGTAGTTCTCTAGCAGTTGTAGCCTTGTTAGCCAGAATACCAATGTTGACACTATCATTGAAGATAGCATAATGAAGTAGATACGATACACAAGTAGTAGACTTACCAGTCTGTCTAGGCATCTTACAGATATTAAATCTGTTGTTATGGAAGTTACTAATTAACTTATCTTGGAAGTCATAAGTCTTGAAAGGTTGCAAACCATGGTCCAAGGTCACAATCTTTACATAATTATTTGCAAAGTATACTGGGTCCTGCTTACACTTAATATATTCTTCAATATCTTCTTGTGTAAACTCAATGGGGGTATTCGCCTTTTTGAGCAAAGGATTTCCTAAATAAACATCATTACTCATAATTTATCAGCAGTCCCACGCTCTAAGTGATTTGTTGATCCTGGAATCAGGATCATTAGCAGTTTTCTTGGAGGTGAGTTTCTTTTTCATTCCACTCATTCTAGCACAGAATGATGCTCTTCTCTTATTACCCTTCACTTTAGATGGTCGTTTTAAGTTATGTCCATCTGCTTTCGCAGACTTTCTTCCTTTCTCATTTAAACCACCTTCAGGGTTCTGACCTTCTTTGCGAGTCCAAGCAGCACCTTCACTCATATCACCACCTTCATCATGATCCTCATCTTTCATCAAATCACCATTTGGCATTACATGATGACCTTTAGGTATTGGCTTACATTTTTTAGAGTCCTTACAATAGTATTCACCTTTAGAACAACTCTTATTAGATTTATCATGTTCTTCACGAACACCAACATTCAACATTGGTTCGTTAGGGTTATATTGGGTAAGGTCAAACCTTTGAACATAAGAACCTGGATATACTTTCTCAAGTGTATCTTGAACTTCAGTTCTAGAAGGTCTCTTTACATCTGGGAAGAATAATTTCATCATCATGTATTTACCTCTCCAGGTAAATCCTACCAAGTAACAGTTACCACTCTGTGCAGGAATTCTTGTAGCCTCTTCAATATTATTTTCTTCCTTCATCTTTTCACGTTTTGCCTTTGTCTTGGCAAGTAATCTTTGTTTTGCTGCTTCTCTCTCATCTTTGGGAATAGGAGTTACAGCACCAACCTTCTGATCGACATCACCAGGAGCATATCCTTCACCAACAGGAACACAATTGGGAACTACTTTTTTACCCTTCTTCTTCATACCCTTCTGGGTATACCCAACCCAACACTTCTCATCAAGAACTTCTACTTCAATACCTGCTGCTTCCATACACCTGATTTGAAGGTCAGTCAACTCTGGAAGAGCCATAAACTCTTCGTTCTTCTTTGACTTACCGTAATTGGCAGCACCTTTCTTACGGCACTGAACCAAACGACCAGAAGCATAAGCAGAAGGCCATACAGAAGCAGATGCCTTTACCTTATGGTAACATGCATCCTTCTTACCACTACCTTTACCCTTCTTGTCCGCTTCATTGATTTCCATTTCTTCTTTCATTTTTTTCTTTGGTTTGTCAGTTGAAACGTAAGTTGGTTTTGCAGCACCAGACTTTGATTGTTGGTTTGGGTCTGCTTTCTTCTTTCTGCTTTGTGCAGACTTTCTTTCGGCAGGAGTCATACTAGCCCTCTTTGAAGAAGATACACACTTGGGTGTTCCTTCACCTGGTTTATCGCTAGCACATGTACCACCAGTGACCACATTGACCCAACCAGACTTACCGTCTTTAGACTTGGATCCCTTAAACCACTTATGTAGATTACCTTCCTGCATATCAATAGAAAGAGTTCTGTTTTATTATTTATTACTATGTAATAGTAACAGAACCATCAATAATTGCATCTTCATCAGGAGCAACACCT